CAATCGTTTACTGTCAAGATATAAAGTTATGTTCGGCTTATATATCTGTAGTCGTAAATCTCCTTTTTTAACCGAACATCTTCTTGAACTTACTCTCTTCTTCTACTATCTCGGCGGCGGAATCTATATTCTTGGTGTAAAATTCTGTGGTTGAGTCTGGTTCGCCCAAGTAGTACATCTGAATCACGTGGGACACTCTAGAAATAAAGATCCTGAATGTACTACCAGGTTCTGCTATTATGACTGTTTCGTTACCATCTTGTACTTTATAACCAATCGATTTGTAATGCTTAACGATATCTGCAACCGAAGGTATCTGGTTTTGTGTAAACCTCTTTCTTTTTTCTATTGATGCTATTGCCATTAGAATTCTGTATTAGAAAATATGTCGAAATCTTCGGGACATCCTGGGGTTTCGTTACCCACTATGATTGCTATCATTCTTGCTTGTCCGCTACTATGGTTTATTTTAAGTATATGACGATTACGTAGGTCACTTAATAGTTTATATAGAGTTGGGTGATCACAACACAGTAGCGAGCTTAAAAACTCATCAGACGCAAAACAACATTTATTTTGTTCTTGCCAACTCCAGATATAGGAAATTAAATACTTTTCTCTTAGTGTTAGAAGTCTTCTGTCTTGTAGCACATGGTCGTAGACCTTTAGGATTTTATATGACATGGTTTTAGTTTAAGTCGTTATACAAATCTTCTAGACTATTATGAACTGGGGTTATAGTCTCTTGTGTAAATAAATGATTGGGGCTACTAGTCTCTATAGAAGATAAAGATTTTTCATTTACATCTTCATTTTCAGTGCGCAGGTATTCCTTTGGCTTATCTTTTGGTATAGTGTTGGCTTTATCTTTGGCAGATGCCTTGGCATCCTTATTCCATCTACGATTTGCTAACTCAGACTGATATTCTGAATACCTAACTCTCTTTTCAATCTCTTGATCAGCTCTTACATTATACCATTTACCATCCTCATCCTGTCTAAATTTTTCTAATACTTCTGCATCAGTATCATCTAGGAGTTTACCCATTTGTTCTGTAGTTAGATGCCCTTTCTGATGTTGCAGACATATTAACCTAATGTACTTACCTACTTGTTCGTTTGTCATAAGGTAAGTTCCAGTTAAAAAATCCTGTGTGTATAATAGGAATGCTGGATCTTTTTGTTTTTTGTTCATAGTTAAAATAATTTGTTCGATTTTTTATATTTAGTTAATAGAGTATTTACGTGATTGTCTAACCATTTCTTATTAACCTCAGGCTTATTGGCAGGTTTAGATTTAAGAAGCAGCTTAATATACTCTTGTTCTTTTTGTGATAGTTTCTGTTTCATATTCCAAATGTAAGATTGGGTTACGGAAATTAAAAATTTATCTTGGATAATTCTGCTTGATAAGCTGCTGCTGCTTCTTCTTCATTATGGAAATATCCTAAATGTTTTCTTTCCTTTTTAATTCTTATCATAGCTTGCCATTTTTTATTACCCTTATGCCAAATAACACCAACATATTTAGAAGTACCATTTTTAATACGCTCTCCTTTAGTAGTATTTGCCCTATATGATATTTGCTGTAAATTCTCTACATTATTTTCGGTTTTTATACCGTTAATATGATCTATAACTAATCCTTCGATTAATTCACCTATAAATTCTCGGTAAATTAGTCTATGTAAAGAGTACATTCTAGGGGTTTTGTCTTTATATAAAACTACGTGATTATAACCATTAACAGAATTAAAACTGATTTTTAATATTTTTTCTTTACCAAATCTTAAACTCTTTACGTTTCCTAGATTACTGACTTTGTAAATGCCTTCGTAATCTTTAATGTCTTTCCAAATTTCCATTTTGTAAATATTATTTTTTAAATCTTTCGTACCGTTCCCTAGTTAAAAAGTATTCTGGTAGATGCCCAGTCTTAACGATAGCATCTGATGCTGCCATATAAACATCATGTGCTTCTTGTGCAGTCATGTACGCTCCTAAGTACCTATTCTTTCCAAGATACGAGATTTGGCTTTTAAATCTTCTTCTACCAACTGTAGTTTGTACAACTCCAGTAGGAAGTTCACGCTTCTTGTTAATGTAGGTTAAAGCACTATTACGTCTATGCGTGATTATTTCTAAATTATCTAATCTATTGCAAGTTTTATCTGCGTTAATATGATTGATACTAATTAGACCGCGTTTTGCTACATAATCTAAAAACACAAAGGCGCAGATGTGATGCACATAACAGGTTTTTCTTCTTCCCCCTACTGAAATGTTAACCGCCGGGTAACCAGAGATTAGGAATGGGCTAATGATGTTACCGGTCTTTAGATTTTTAACTATCCCTAGTTCATTGATAGAGTAGTCGCTATCTACTAATTGGATAAATTCTTCGTTTAGTTCTTTCATGATAATATATTTTAATAATAATATATATCATCAGAAGCAACAAAAGTTTCACGATCCACAAAAAAAGACCTAGTTACCTAGGTCTTTAGTCTTTGTTCATTTTAATTAAATTAAAATACAAAATTGGAAATACGAACGTAGGTTATACGAGTTCGTTCTTAAATTGTTTCGATTTATGTTGTGGGCTAAACTTTTCCCATTGTTTAACATAGCGTTGGGGAATATCTAATTGCTTAAAGTAGTCGTGCATATCTCGTTTGTGACCAAATAGTTCTTCCCGAATAAGCATTTGTTGGACCGTGTTGTCCATAAACTTCTTTTCGTTTGCTATTCTTATTGGACAATGGAGAACTAATATTTCTATATTTTCGTAAGATGTGTCATACGGATTTAGATTTTTAAATCTTAAATTAGTAAAAGGTTTAAGTTCTTCACCAGTCCAGCATTCAAAAACTATATGGGCTGTACCTTTTTTAGTGTAGTTGTGCACAAGATCATCATCACCCTTACACCTAACAACACCGCAATAACTTGCTTCTAGTTCGGGAATGGTAGGATGGGTTTTAAATTCTACTGGGTAAGTAGGTACTGGATAGGTGCATTGGAATAGCGATTCAAATACCAAGGGATTAAGATTTAGAAGGTTTAACAGTAGCTATATAGGTCTTTAGCTTAATTTCGTTAAGCTCAGTTGATTTATAAACCTTGGATAACTTAATGTCCATAGATTTATCTTTAGTGGATTTATCTTTCTTGCTCATATAATTCAGATGGATTTACATTAGCATATCTTACTGTATGCCCTTTACATATTTTTCTATTTCCATATCCGGTAAGTATTCTTCCTATCCCTGCTATATTAGATCCTAAATATTCAGATGCTTCTTTTTGTGATCTAAATAATTTTTCTTCTCCCGTTTTTATATTAGTTAATATTACTGGGGTAGAATGACTTCTACAAAAATTATTGTGTCTATCTAACCACCTTAAATTTTCTAATCTATTGTCCAATTTATTTTCGTTTAAATGGTCGCATTGTAAATTAGATTCACCGTAAAATGCTGAACATACTAATCTATGAACATAATGATTTTTACCATTTAAAGAAACGTATTGGTATCCTCTAGTAATTTTTAATTTAAGAATATGTTCTTTGTTAGTGTTTTTGTAATTTAAACTCTTTACTCTCCCTAGATTACTTATTTCGTAATTAGGATGATTTTTTATAGATTTCCATATTTCCATATAGCAAAGATAATTAAAAGTTACGGATTAAAAAAATTAACTACTAGGAAGATCGTAACATGAAAGTCCGTTATAAAGTCCACCCCAGTAACCGCCATTTCCATAATATCCTGCACGTCTTCTATTGCCATTACCGTATCCCATTCCTGGTACCACGATATTAGCTGTGAATGGTGAACTACGATCTGGTAATTCTCCATCACGTATTCTAGCCTGATTGTATAACGGGAATTCTTGTGGATGTGTTATAAGATGATTAACCATTTGTCCCGCGTAACTTTCTGCAATCGATTTAATTTGTGACTGCAGAAATTTAAACTCGTCTAAAGCTAGAGATTCTCCAGATTCAGAAGTGGCTTTCATTACGCCTTTGTTATATGAACGAGCCCATACAAAAGGTAAGCACATATAGAATGCGTAATTAGTTAAGTAAGGACCTATAAAAGTGTTTAGTAGATCTTCATCAGCAGCTGTTAATGTTCCTGCAGCTATTCTATCTCTTAGTGCATTGTAGTAGGTGCCGCCTAAATAATGCGGCATCATAATATTTTGTGCATCAAACACGTAAGGCTGAAGATCCTCTGGAGAGAGATTAGTATTTAGTGAAGTATAGCTTTTTAGACGCTCTTCCGAAACGAACAATATTTGTTGTGCCATGGTTTATATATTTTTTAATGCTTTTTGATAGGCTTGGGTAGCTTCTAACTCTGTCTTAAATAATCCTAAATGTTTTTGATCATTTCCAATAGAAATATTGGCTCTCCATTTATTAGATTTTTTATAATAATTAACACCTACATATTTAGAAGATACATTTTGACAAACTCCTCCTTTAATTACATTATTTCTTTGTAATATTTGTTGGAGATTTTCTATGTTATTTTGTGTTTTAACTCCTGAAATATGATCTATAACTAATCCTTTTACTAATTCTCCTTTAAATGCTTGGTAAACTAATCTATGAACAGAAAATTGTTTAGTTATATTTTCTTTTCTTAGCTTTATTTTAAAATATCCATGTCCATTTATTTGAGGAATCATAATTTGTTCTTCCCCGCTATTCTTATAATTCAGACTTTTAACCTTACCCAAATTGCTTATCTGGTATTTACCTTCGTAATCTTTTATGTCTTTCCAAATTTCCATGGCGTAAATATAATCTCTTATCTCGTTATAAAAAAATTAAACTACTGCTGTTTCTACTGAATTGTCTACCACGTTTTCACCTTCTGGGAATAGCTTAAGAGGTTCAACATAAAGCTTTGTGTTGTAGCCATGATAGAACATTAACTTGTCCATTGGTTTAAGTAATGCTTTAATGTCTGGTCTGAGTACTGTGTTCTTAAATGTCTCGTAAGAAACCATGATTTCATCTTTGTTAGATCCTAATCCGCTTCCACCTTCGTGGTATAATCCTAATAACAATGGCGAAGTAATACCGTGACCCGTTAGAATACGTGTAGTGATTCTAGTTTCTAGATTCACGTAGTAATTATCGTTAGCAGATGTGATTGGTGTTACCTCTGGTGCTTGATCTGGTCCATCACTAAAGGAGCAAAAAAAGCGACCTGTTTGACTTGTACCTGCAAAATTAGCAGTTAACGAATCGTAGATCTGTTTTTGATTCTCGATCGATGGCGTACCGTTTCTAAATGAAATAAACAAACTTGGGTTAAGTCCATTCGCTAGATTGCTTAAGTGGAAATTACTCACCTCTATGTCGATTGTAATGTCCTGTAACGAGCCTGAATAGCTTGGGATAGGATAATACTGGGATTGAGGATTATAGTCAAAGAAGTACATCATTTGACATGGGTAGTCAACTGCACATCCAGGATCAAATGCTTTATACTCTATTGGTCTAAACTTTCTAAAGTTGTTCCAGTTAGAAGAGTAGTAGTAGCTTTCAACCTTATCTGTCTTAGGGTCGATCTCACCAGATCTAATAGCCGAAAATGGTATGTGATAGAAACTGTGTATTCTATCGCCGGTTGCATTCCAAATAACATTACAAGCAAATCCACCATAGATTTCATAATCTGTAACTATCTTTTCAAAGACATCGTTCCAAGATTCTGGTGGACCGCCGTCTCCGTCATTTGCACGACCAAGTACGTAATCCATTGAAGGATCAATAGTTCTTAAACCTTCACCAAATACACCTAAGATCTTAGCTTGTAGCGCTCTACGATTTATAGCAGACTTAGCGTAAAGCTCTGTAATAAAAGAAGGGTAGTCATTACCTGTTCCGTAACTTTCCCAAGGATAACCTCTAACCTTAAAGATTAGTGGTATTGTTGGGTTTGGTACCATGTTTGTCTGGTTGTCCTGCCCTACTGTATTAAATTTATACTCTGCCATATTATTAAGTATGTTTTATTAGATTTTTGACATTGTTTATTAAAAGCTTCTTGTTGGTCTGTATCTGTAATACGGTCCGTATGGTGGTCCTATATTTACACCCCATTTTAATTCTGTTAAAGTGGCATTAGTACTTCCATTTACAGCATAAGCATAATCTTGACTTTGTTGAGTAGATGACCAATAAGTCATCCAATTTGGTAACAATGCCCTATTAGCTCCCATAGCAATTAATTCATTAAGAGAAGGCAAATACCAATCACTATATCCGTTTGATGAATAAACATCACATTCTTTAGCTGGGTCGTATATAGCAGGATTACCTCCATAGTCATTTGCTGCTACTATAGTATTTGTATTAGATTGACCTGTCCCTATTGCTGACGAGAGAGAAGTTAAATTAGGTAAAGG